CTATCCCGCATTCCCCACCTTCATAATATCCATGAACGGCACTCTTTCTGTTTCGCCATTTCCTTTCTCGACATGAATCAATTTTGTTCTGGAATCCAGCTTGACAATCCTTCCGACAACCGATCCCTGATTCCAAATCTCCAGTTCTACATTTTCTTTTTCTTGATGAGCCTCTACCAGGCGTTCTCCTAATTCCTCTAACACATATTCATCTCTAGTCGGCCTTTTCGGTCCTTTATCTTTTGCCATGCCTGATCACCCTTTATCATTTTTTATTTGATTGCCCAATAGTGTAATCAGTCAAATTTGTCCTGATCTCCGTTCGCGACGCCTCTCTTACTATTCCAAATCGTTCAAGATGAAAAAGGAAAAAAACCCTTGAATATCAAGGGTTTTCAGTATGATCTGTAGTGGGCTCGAACCACTGACCCCTACCCTGTCAAGATAGTGCTCTCCCAGCTGAGCTAACAGATCGTATCGCAGTGACAAGATATAATATATCAAATCCGGATAAGCTAGTCAATAGCTTCTTTAAAATATTGTAATAATAATTTGTCCCCTCCTCCCTGCAACCTATTGGTTAAACTTCCCGTCAATGACAATGCAGCTGCAAAAAACAAAATCAGAGGTGAAATTGATGAAGAAGAAACCGTTGTTTATTATGGCGATCGTCGCGGTCCTGCTCTTCACGTTGGGACAATCCGTCATGGCCTTCTCCGACGTATCCAAGGATCCGAATGCAGACAAAATCAACGCATTAAAGGAAAAAGGGATTCTTTCCGGATATGCGGATGGCGAGTTCAAGCCGAATGGCACACTGTCTTACGCTTCTGCCATTTCCATGATCGTGAAAGGCCTGGATCTTAACCTTGATCATGTACGCTTTATTCGTATGCCGCTGGCAAGCGACAACCACCCTAATCTGGAAGATGATGCTTGGTACTCCCAGGCTTTCGTTATTGCGGACTTCTACGACTTGGGCATTCCCAAGGACGTGAAAGCGACCGATAAAATTACGAAAGAGCAATACGCCCATCACCTGTTTAAAGCGATGATGACCAAAGGCGACTACGCGTTCATTGAAATCTTCATGCTTATTAATGACGAGGCGGACATCGACTCGAAGTACATGGACAGCATCCAGAAGCTGCTAATCAGCAAAATCGTATCCCTGGACGACAAACAAAACTTCCATCCTACTAAAGCAATTGCGCGTGGCGAAGCGGCAGGTTGGCTGTTCGACGGAATCCGGTTCGTGGAGGAGCAAACGCCGATCGAACCCGAGCCAGAGCAACCAGCCTACGACTTCGAGCTTAGCGTCGATGCCGTTAATGCGGATGTAAACAAAGTTACGGTTTCTGCTCAGCTGCCGCATCCAGGTTACGGGCTGCGCATTGCTTCTATCGCCTTCGAAGGCGATAAAGCGCTGATAAGCGTTGAAGTCGTGCAACCGGATCCAGACAAAATGTATCCGCAAGTCATAACCGAAGCCAAAGTATCCACGTACGTGGATGCCAAGCTGAAGCCCGAACTGGCTCCAGCGGCTGCCTCCTCGACTCCCGGCTCCACGGGTTCCCCGGACGATAGCGTGAGCAGCAACGAATAAGAAAGCAGAATAACTTCTGGACAGTTGTCATAAAGACTCCTGTCCGGGAGTTTTTTTTGTGCGTGCCAATATTGTAGAAACTTCCGGATTCCTTTACACTAGGGGGAGTAGCGCATAAAGATCGGCAAAGTTGATCGATTGCCAGTCTAGTCATCATGAGAGGAGCTTAGAATTTTTGTTAAGCAGAAACATCATTATAATTGCTCTTCTGTGTCTTCTGACAGCATGCAGCACTTATACGGGGAGTAACATATCACAACCGACAGACTACGATATCGAGCTGGTATTCCCCAGCGATAAATATCCGGAAACAGCGCTTCATATTCAAGGTGCTATTGAACAGGGTTTCTCCAATATCTGCACAATTGATCGTGAAGGCGCGGAAGCTAATCGCAAGGAATCGCTTGCCGGTATTGAAACCCGATCAGGTTATGACCGTGATGAATGGCCGATGGCCATGTGCGAGGAAGGCGGCAAAGGAGCCAGTGTCGCCTACATCGATGCCAGCGATAATCGCGGGGCCGGGAGCTGGGTAGGCAATCAACTGTCGGAATATGCCAATGGGACGAAGGTCTTATTCGTCGTTGATAAGCCCTCTAAGCTATTTCCCGAGCCGGAGACGGCCGAGCAATCGCAAGAACCGCAGCCTACGAAGGAAACGTATTACGCGAACTGTACGGCGGTCAAGGCAGCAGGAGCTGCTCCCCTGCATAAAGGCGACCCTGGCTATCGTTCTCAGCTTGATCGGGATGGCGACGGGGTTGCATGCGAAGGATAACGCTACTCGCACAACAAAAAACCTCCATCATATGATGGAGGTGTCCGTGTTCTAACTGATGTTAAAACAACTAACGCTATGTAATTCCATTAAATGCATTTGAAGTGCCGAGGACCGGGATCGAACCGGTACGGTAGTCACCTACCGCAGGATTTTAAGTTTTACGGCGTTGGCACAAAACCGTCTATGCCATGCGTCGTAAGGCGTTTCCTGTGCGGGCCATCTCGTAATATTCGGTAGTGACCGTAAGACTTTTTCCGGTTGCTTAAACGTTGGCTTAACGACGGCATCCGAATCCTGACGCGGCTAAACTCGTAATCGTCGAGTAAAGCGCACCCTATAACTCGCAAAATTATTGTACCACGCTGCTAGATCGGAGCGCAACCGATAGATCAATCAATCTCCTTTACGATATTATGGTTAATGATATTTTTTATCAATACATCCCAGCAATGCTTTCTTATTGCTTTTTTTACTGGTATAATAGTATAAATTATGTAATCGTAGGAGTGATCCACATCTCACCCGAGGTTAACCCTAAAGAATACGATTCACAAAGCTGTATTGCAATACTAGATACTGCTAAAACCGTGTACTACGAAGAAATTGATAGATTTAAGCAAGTAGAAGCAAAAACAAACATAGCACTTGCTTTTGCTGGGATATTTTTTGGTGGGTTCATCACGTTTGCAGTGTCAAACACTCCTGTAAATAAAGACATAGGCTATCTTACGTACAGTCTTATTTTTAAAGCAGTTGTTGTAGTCTTTTTTCTAGTTGCGGCTTTTTTCTTCTATAGATCTCTTAAATCTAACGGATATGCCCAATTAACTCTTGAAAATATAGTTAATGAAGAAACTGCTCTAGAACCCGCTAACGACACTCATCTCTCAATAGCTGCCACTTACAAAGATGCTGTGATCGCAAACCGTCAGAGAATAGAAGAAAAGACAGATGATTACGACAACGGACTCAAATACATAAGTTGGTCATTTCTGATTTTCGTTTTACATTATATTGTAGAGGTGGTAATTAAGTATGTTTCAACGTGACTCAGGATCGTCTTTTAATAGTAATAAAGGGAATAATCCACTGCAAGGAAAAGGAACCACTATAGTAAAACGAGATAAATTCAATGAGGGCACATCTACCAATCGACCAGGACAAGTACAAAAACCACCAACACCGAACACAAAGAAGTAATCTTTATAATAGCAGCACGTGATTCGTATAGTAAGTGAGTTAGAGTTCTTCAAACCTTTAATTTCCATAATTCACTTACTCAGATTATCCGGCCTTAATTATATCAATATGATAATATCCCACTTGCTTTACACACTACATAATCTTTTAAAAAAGGGGCGGTTGCTGGCGTAGAGAATACGTTGGTGACCGCCCTATTCCGCCTTACGTCTACGCCCGCTGCTTTCCCCGGAAGCTCGCGGATACCGCCTGCATATATCGCGCCATTCTCGCGGACACTTCCGCTTGTATTTCGTCGCGTCGGAGTTCGACCGTGTCCACGCGATCGCGGCAACGATATTCGAACAACCCGCTCGTCCGCGCGGCCACGGCGTCCTCTATGCGGATGCGTTGACGATAAAGGTCACGTTTAATTACGTTCATCTCTTCGCGGGCCGTGAGCGCAAAGTAATCGAGGCACCGTAACAATACGCCACTTAGCGTTGTCCTTGTCGAATTCATATCCGCCTGACTACGTTGAATCGCGATAATTAAGTGTGTTTGTGCCACGTAACTGCGTATTAATCCGGCCTCTACGTCTTCCTGTATCATGTGACGCCACCGCCTTTTTTATCGTATATTTACATGATACAAGAACATACGTTCGATTTCAAGAAGTGCGCGTCACATGATAGCAACGTAATTAAATTGAACTTATTTTCAACATTAGCTGAATAAGACCTTGCTAATAAGTTATTGACTTAAGAGATAACTGTTTCCGTTTCGGATAATAAATTATTCAAATTCTCTAATACGTCTTTTAAGTGTGTTAAATATGTTCTTGATTCATTATCTGGTAGACTACAGATCCATTCACAAAGGCTAGCCTTTTGGATTTCCTCATGGGTTGCTTCCCCACCATAATCGTTTACTGATTTGTAGGTACGATAAAATTGATTTCTTGGGAAATCCGAGGGGAAAACCAACAGATTTTCTATCCCTTTCTTGATATTAGAATCTCTAATAAATGGCATTATTCTTACATATAGATTTGAAAAATCCTGTTCTCTTTGTTTGGTGTCAGAATCATATAACAAAACAGTTTTTTGTTTTAAGAATTTTGGATTGGCTAATAGAAACATTTTAGTTTGACTCAATGCTGACTCACCAGTAAATTCAGTTTTACCGTTCTCAATAGTCCTACCTATCCATATTATTTCAAGTGATTTTAACGAAATATTAAATACCTCCATTGCTTTCAAAAGATATTTTTCATCCGTCTCACCTTCTACAAATACCACCGGTTTATCCTGCTTTAAATCAAAGTGTATATTAAATGCTTTTTGGATAGTCGTTTGCGTTGTCCATCCGTAAAATTGAGGTTCAGTAGATACTTCAACTTGGCCAGCAGCGTTTCTAGTCAAAATAATTACTTTTTCATTTAAACCTTTCTGTTCATGTACAATAAAAGGTGAATGCGTAACTACAATTATTTGTGATGTCTGATTGCCATCTTCGTTCGTAAATAACCTTTTAAAGAAATTCATAATTCTAAGTTGCCAAGAAGGATGTAAACTTATTTCGGGTTCGTCAATTAACACAAGTACCCCTTGATTGCTTTTTATATCTTCTAGTAAGAAGCCACCGCGATAAACGATTTGCTTTTCTCCAGAACTGAGTTCATTTAAACTTATCTCTTTTCCATGTTCCTCAAATAAGATAGCTTTTTTGCCAGATCTATTTGTGATTCCTTTGAATCTTTTAAATGGAAACATATAATGAAATGCATCTTTAAATCTATTCATTCTAATACTCTTCATTTCATCGGGAGGTATTTTTCCAGGGTTGTTTTCTACCCAATCGGATAGATCTGAATCGTCTATATTTTTTATATCAATTAATAATTGAGCTATATTTGTAGCTAAATTCGTATCTGATTTTATGCTGACCTCTTGTTTTTTATCAACATCCTTGGATGTGACGGAATTAATCTCTTGTGGATTAAAATTTATTTCAACATCCGAATAAAGTGATTTCATTATGTATTTGTGGTTTTGCAATACACTAGCATCCATTTCTCTTGAATTATTATAATTGTCATAAAAAATAATTGAAAATGCTTTCCAGTTAAAAGCCATTGAGTAGTCAATTTTTAAAGTTATCTCACCATTAAGAACGCCATCAGTAAATGATTGCAAGCCTGAAAGTAATTCAATTTCACTTTCATTAAGAACTATTTGAAACGTTCTAATTTCATCTTTAGGTACAGTTATAGGACGAAATTCAGAAAGCTCAAAAAGTATGTTCAATATAGTTGATTTTCCAGTTCCGTTTTCCCCAGCTAAAATTATTGTGTCACAAACTTTCCCGTCTGAGTTACAAAAATCAATGTCTAGATCTCCAAGTGTTGGATTATTTCTAATAGAGATATTTTTTAACCTCATATTAAGCCTCCTATTTTTTACCTCGTTTATATTTTATAATAAATCAATACTCGAACGATATAAGTGGTAAAAAAAAATCACTGCCTACATTCGTAGCGTAATAATGTCAGCACATTATTTTCAGCATAAACGAAAAAATGGCGGCCACCTACGAATGATTCCGTCAGCGACCGCCAGTTTCCTTCATACTTCGTTACCCTAACATCAGTCTACCGAATGATAACGACGTACCGTTATCGCGTTACCTTAACCGTCCACGCCACCTCATCCCACGTGACCGCCCCGCCTAACGACTCTGCAACCGCCCGCGCCGGCACATACGAAGTCCCCTCGATAATGTGTCCGTCCAGGACCCGCGTCCCGTTCACCTCAACGTTCACCGACGTAATCGTTACGTCCTTCGTCGTCTTCGTAGGCTTCTCCGGTTCAGCAACGATTTTCTGCCGTAGCCCGTACACGTCAACGAGCCCCGCAACGATAGCGGCCGCGACCTTCCTCCGGTAGCTATCCGATTTGAGCAACGTGGCTTCCTCGCGATTACTCATGAAGCCCGCCTCCACAAGTATAGCCGGCATCGTCGTTTTGGAGATAACGGTAAAGTCCGCTCGCTTCATTCCGCGATTCCGACGTCCTGTAGCGGAAATCAACGCCTTTTGTACCGCCTGCGCTAATTTAACGGAAGTCGCGCTTGCCACCGTAGCCGCATACGTCTCGATTCCGTTTGCGTCGTTCCAGCCGGAGCCGAACGCGTTAGCGTGTATGGACACGTAAGTGTCTGCCGGTTTACCGTTCGCGAACGCCACACGCTCCGACAGCGGTACGTCCCGGCTTCCGTCGGCTGCGTGAACGAAGCGTGTGGATACAGGTTTTCCCGTATCTGTCGTATATCCGGCGAGCTCGTCCGCAACGTAACGGGCGACTACGCTGTTAAACGCAAACTCACGCATGGAATCGTCGGGGCAACGTTTGCCGGCCGTATTCGGACCGTGACCGGCGTCGATATCAACGTTAAGCCCAGCGTCCGGTTTCGGCGGGACAACGACGGCCTTCTTCGTGACGACGAGTGCACAACCGGTCCCACGTTCAGCGTTCCGGTTAGACGCCTGGTTAACGGCACCTCCGGCCGACTTGACGTACAGAATCGATGATCCGCCGCCGTCGCCGTTGATCGCGTTAATACAGCCGAGTTGATCCCGGAATACCAACGCCAGTTCCTCGAATGTAAGCCCGATATCGTACGATGTCCGTCCGTCCGATACGACGAATACAACGTCTCCATTGGCGCGGATACCGACCGCTGTACGCTGACTCCGGTCCGTGAGCGATATCGACAGCTGATCCCGTTTATGCGATTCCGCTACAACAACGGCGCCAGCCCGTAACAACTCCGGCGATCCCTGTACCGCAAAATCAACGATGGCTGGCGGCGACGTGGCAATCCCGTATTTACCGGACGGCTCACGGTATAACTCCGCACGGCCACGCGTTTTCGACGTTTCGTATGCAAGGGGCGTAGCCCCTTTTGTCCAATTTACGATAGCCGTACCGAGTAATGCCCGGTCAGCATCATTATAATACGGGAAGTTGATCGCCAATTCCGCGTTATTCTCCCGCGCCAGTACCGTAGGCTTCGCTCCAGTCCGGGCGACCGCTTTGATGTCGTATTCGGCTGCGGTGATGACGACGTAGCGGACATCGGTCGCTTTCTTCGTATAGTTACCGTCGCAGCGATAAACCTTGCCGCCGGACACGTATACACGTATCTTCGTTACCGTTAAGCTCATGCGTTACTCCTCCTTCTTAGCGGAACCTTTCGTCTTCAACACGTCGATAATATCGATGACTTTCGGAGGTAACGGCATACCGGCACGACCGAGATTCTCCGTAATCGAAACCAACTCGTTAGCCACGTAGAAGTAGACGGCCGCCGTCATCACGATCGCGTCGAGTTCGAGTAGGATATCGATCCGGTGCGCCAGGATTATGACGAGTAACGCGAGCCCCTTTTTGCCGGCCCCGATACTTGCGATTGAAGACGATAATCCGCGACCTTCCGCTCGGCTGGCGTAGATGCCCGTAATAATATCGATGACGAACGCGATTAATAGGAACGTCAACGCCTCCGTCCAATGTCCGAATGCGAACGCTATAATTGCCCCAGCCGCCGACGCCAGTGTTCCGGTAGTTCCGTTAATAGTTACGAGATTCATTGCGCGTCCCCCTTGTAATGTTCGATTGCTGCCGTAATTTCCGTTTGTAATGCCGTAAGGATCTCCGTTTCGCGGCCGGGATGATGCTGCAGGAACGCGTAGATGACGTTATTAATCTCCGCGACCGGTTCGTTGACGTTAACGAGAATTTCGAGTTTAGGCGTAATATGAGCCACGTTATACCTCCGTTTTTGCACAACGAAAAAACCCGTATCAGACGGTTAGGTCCGATAGGGCTTCGTTGGCGTTGCATATTAATATTCAAACATTACTCATGTAGCGGATTGTTACCGGATGTGCCGGATTGCGTATATAGCGGATTTGTCTCGATTTCGGCGAGTTCCGCTTCGAGATCGGCAATTTCGGATTCGAGCGTTGCGATCCGAGCCTCGATAACCGCAATCTTCTCGCGGTAAATTGCCACGACCTCGTTCTTCGGCGAACTCTCTTGTTTGATTAACGTCTCGTAACCGAATATAGCGTTCTTCTCGCCTGTGATAATAGCATCTAAGTAACGTAGCCGTGATTCAACTACGTCAACCCTCGTTGGTTCACCCATCTCTATACCGTCCTCCTTAGTTTCGAGGAACACTTTTCCTTGCGTGAAATCGACGTCCATTCCGGCAATCTCCGCAATCTGACGGACAGGTGCGTAGCTACTACCGCTGATAATCGGTACATCGCCGACTACTTCGCCGTTGACGTGCAGCTCCCAAACACTGCCGACTTTCGCGCCGACAAGTTGCTTAATCTCCGAAGCGAATGCGGAGCCAGCCGTCATGACAACCGCGCCAACAAGCGTTCCTGTGATAAAATACGATAATTTTTTCATAGCGCATACCTCCGATAGTTTTCCACCATTATACAACGGCTGGAATCGTAAGACTATCGGACTAGCCTCCTAGCGCCGTAATTCGTGCATCAAGCGAATTGAGTTGTGTCTGAAGCCCAGCCACATGTGCGATTGTAAATCCGGTAACCGTGGCCGCTAAGTCAAAGTGAACACCGGCGTTGAACGTTGTGTAATTGTAAAAATTCATACCGCCAACAGCGTTGATTGTGTTTCCAGAAATTCCAAGTTGAATAGGCCCTCCGCGTGGACTCCAGATTTGCCCGCCAGCATTTCCGCCTTGGATCTGCAAACTAGCTTGTAGGTTACTATCGTTATGAATCGTTATGGTAGCAAATCCGCTCGTTAGACGTACGAAGTCACCGCTTGCAGCCGATTGAATTGTTGTCCCCGTAATCGTACCACCTGTAATTGTCGTGCCCATAACGCTGCCGCCCGAAACGCTACTCCCGATAATACTCCCGCCGATAATCGAGCCTGACCCGGATAAGCTTCCGCTATTAATCGTCCAGCCTCCGATCGTACCGGACGTCGCCGTAATCGATCCGGAAAACGACCCGTTAGCCGCCTGTAGCGTCCCGGAGAAGTACGCGTTCCCCGTCGCGCTATCCTGCCATATCGTACGGACGCCCGCCTTGTTAAACAGCGCTAATCCGTACTCGCCCGGCGCCGTCTGTCCCAAACGTACCATCGTCCGGTTCATATCGTCAGATACCCGCATGCCGAATCCGTCGACGAGCGTAACCGAATCGTCGTATTTAACGCCTTTGAGTACGGCATTCTTCGTCGTATACGTAATCGCCCGTTTCGATCCGACGGTCGCCTGGAATACGTAATCGGCCGTTTTCAGCTCGCGGAAATTGGCGAGGACAATCCGGGCACGCTTCGGTTCAAACGGATAACGTTCGTACTCCGTAACCCGCGCGTCAAACCGGTAGCCCATCGATTCGTCGATGATCGTAACCGTGTCGCCAACGCTACGGATCGCCTCCGCCCGGAAATCTACGTCGACTTTTTCGAGCTCAACGAAATCGACTTCGTACGCCACTTTCGGAAGCTCAACGGTCGCTAGATAACGTTGCATCTCCGCAAGCAGCCGGGCTTGATCGTCGATATCCGGAAACTCGACGGAACCCTCGTAGATGTGACCGGGCGTAGCGTATGTGCTATCGATATACTTAACGGAATGTCCCGGCAACCCTTCGATCGTGAGTCCAGCTTTACCGTAGCCATACAGCCGCGTAATCCGTTCCATATCGTGAGATTTCCGGACGATACCGGTTAGATTCTTCCGGTAACGGATCTCAACGCCGTAATTACCGCCGCGTCGGGTCGTTAACGTGATTGCCGTATTGTTAAACGCCAACTCGCCGTTATAGAGCGCCCGGACTTCGTTTAACAAGTCGAACCGCCGCTTCTCGCCCCATTCGAATATATCCGTTGCCGGGAACGTACCCTCGACGGTAAACGTATACGGTGTCCCTAACGCAAGTAATCCGAGTTGATGCGTCGGCTGCTGCGCGGCAAGGAAATCGATATATCCGTCGTAAAAATAACGGTTGAGATCGAAGGCGACGTGATGCGCCTCGACACGTTTGTATACGCGGAGCCCCCGCCGCTCCTCATCGACACGTTTGATAACGAAGTATTGACCGGCCAGCCCTGCGTCAGATAGATCGGAGGGAAACCGGACCTCATTCGCCTCGGCCAACGCAGCATACCGGCTATTGTCGTCGGGTAGTCGCGGGTACGAAAAGGTGACGTAGAATTGACCGTTTAACGTCTCCTTCACGCATACGTCCGTGGCCGCCGTGAGAATCTGCCGGGCCGGCTGACCGTTAATAACCGAGTGGACTTCGAGTCTGCTACGTATCATAGGAAGCGATCCCTCCACGTCACGCGTACTTGTACCGTTCTGGCCCCGTTGCTATCCGAATATGTCAACGTATTTTCGCCCGGATACAAGTCGAAAAAGTCGCCGTCGTACGCCGTGTATTCACCGTTACGCAATACGCGGAGCCGCCCGGAGTCGACCGTAATCTTATCGCCGGGCCCGAACGGTCCGTCCACGGTAAGCGATTGAACGTGATACTTGCGTGGTCGAGCGACTAGCGTTCCCTCTCCGGACATAATCGCGGCGGATATCATTTCGCGGGACATCTCGGCTGATAACGTGCCCTCTCCGTTTAGGATGGCGGCGTACGTCAACTCGCGGATATAATCGGAAGACAACGTACCCTCTCCGGACATTACGAGCGATGCCGTATAGGTGACGGAAGGGGAAGCGGATATGTCTCCCTCGCCGGATAACGTAGCAGCGAAGAATATTTCCGTTAGGAACGGCCGATTGAACGGAGTAGCGCCGAATGCCGTTTGATTAAACATTTATACGCGCCTCCTTCCGTAATAAAAATAGGCCCCGCTTATGCGGAGCCCTCAATCAAATCTGCATGACCGTTATCGGTTAAATGTGTGTCGATACCGTCTTTAAGGTCAGGACGGCGGTCAATCACATACCCATACGTATACACTCCATCGATAATTCTTTGTGCCATATATGCCGCCATTACAGCCCACCTCCAAGGATGAGATCATCAAGCGCAGTCTGGACAAGTGCGAGTTGCGCTTTAAGGTCTGCAATTTCTTGTTCGAGTGGCTGCGGTGGAGTAGAGATAGGTTCGTCTGCAAATACCAGAAAATCGCCCTCCTGAATATTTTGCTGCTCGACCAAATTCTTATCTGCATGCTCGAGAATAAGAGATTGCTTGCTTGCTTCGTCCGTATATTGATAACGGTATCTCATGTTTAAACCTCCTTAGACCACGGCCTTCGATACTAAAGGCTTCACAGCATTCTTGAAAATTAGGTTAGAAGTATAGACGGGGAATGCACTTGAAGTACTGGTACGAAGCGCGACATATACCCGGTAATTCGTCAGTCCTGTCGGGTCAATAAAAACGTCTTGGGTGAAGACTTGTGATGCACCGCCGGCAGCAATTGTATACTCAGCCCCAATCAAACCGCCAGATGAGGGACCACCTGCAATTGGCTCACCGTTATAGTAAAGGTGACCCCACACAGGGTACGAAAGGTTTGATTTTAAAGTAAACGATACTCGATAGGTTCCAACAGCATTCACGTATACAGGCGCCCCTACCAACCCATAGCTAGTACCGCCGTCCCTACTTACCTCGACTTCGTTAACCCTCAGAATCTCGAAGTCCCCTGGGAATGCTTCATCGGAGGGTATCATCGTTCCTGTCACACCGAACATATCCATGTCCTTACGGATATTCGCCGGCACAAAGTCCGCATCCGTAATCGTCACAAAATCATTCGTCCCGTCGCGATACCCTTCGCTCGCCCGAAGTCGTAACGTTGTACCGCTCACTACGCTCGATAACGCCGCCGTATCGCCCGCTCGGTCCGGCATGGTGCCCGTCTGCTGCCCGCGATCGTTCGTAAACCGTTTGCCCGCCAGTACCTCGCCCGGCTCCGCGTTACCCGACCCAAGGCCGACAAGTAGCCCCGGAGGTTGATTCGTGATGCCCCGTACGTTTCCGAACGCTCTAATCATGCCGTATCCCCCTTACGCAATCTGCTCGACTACGCCCGTTGCGTAGATATTTACGTCCGTGCCCGTATCCTGCTTGGCGGCAAGCGTCTGCGTCCCGGTAAATACGAGCGCCTTGCCGACCAAGTCGATGATGACGGATGCGCCTGCCTCCAGCGTAATGGACGATAGAATTTGATTGGTGGCGGCTGTACCGTTTTTATAAATCGTGACGACCCGCGTCGAGCTGCCCGTATTGGACAGGACAAGCGCGGTCATCTGCGTACGATTGCTTGCCGTGTTGGTGTAGCGGACCGTAGCTGTAGCCGATAGCGCTGTTGGCGCGATCAGCTCTGTTGGTGTGCGATCTCCGATTGCCATTAGATCATGCCTCCCTGCGACAATGCGCGTATATTGTTAGTTGCGCGGGCGGTTGCTGCGTCGAGATCCATCCGCAAGTTATCCGCATACGCCTCGTCTAGCATCAGTTGCCATTCGTGAACACCCATTTGCGCTTTGATACGCGCTATATCCTGTGTATTCTGCGCAACTGCCCCGCCTAGCGTGGATTGATAGACAAGCGTTGCGTCTACGGCGTTGGTCGTATACTGGTACTTGTCCAGGACGATGTAATCGACGTAGTATTCGGCGGCAGGATCGTAATTTGCTGCTGTGATTTGGGCCACGACTGAACCGTATGCGTAGGGATCGGCTAGAAAACTCCATCTATCATCCGGGAGATTATCTCTATAGACGCACATTATACTGGCTGCACGTCGACTAAGCGGTGAGTTAGGCGTATAGCTTGGATGTCCAGTTACATTGATGCGATAAAATCCTGCACCGTTTGGGTTATAACTCACGGTTGCCTTTTCGCGAACAATCACGCCCTCCAGCAGCTCGACCGCATTACCGCCCTTAACCATCGACAGCGCGCCAAGATCGCCCGTCAGCGTCTCCGTAATCGGCGTAGCCCGCACGTAGTCGAGCGTCGCGTATGCGTCCCATCCCGGCGCTTTGTTTGCGGCGACATACGCTTCCGTATTTGTTGGTGGGGCGCTGCCGTCGAGAATCGATACCCACGAGTTGTATACGGTGCCGTTGTTGCCGTTTGCCTTCCATCCGTTCATGAGCGCCTTGATGGCGTTGGCATTCGGGTTAAGCGTATCAGTCCATCCGGAGTCGGCGTCAGCAACCGACAGGTACAGAATGCCGTCAGATGGATTTGAATGAATGTCAGCACCAGCAGATGACGAACCGTTAGGAATAATCGAGCCGTTGTACTTGACCATACGCCCGCTACCCGCAACCCATGGAGCGCCCAAGCCCGTATTGCTAACCTTTATGCGCTTGAAGGTTGTTTGATCATCGTGAAGTGACCAACTTAACGCTCCATCCAACTTAACATCCATCACATACCGTCTAAACACTTGCCCCGTCGCGCTGTCGTAGCTGTCCGCAATCGTTCGGTCGACGTTGCTGGCAAGCTTGATTGGAGCGTGGGCGTATTGGTCAACGCGTGCTTCGAATGGGCTGGATGTTGTACCAATTTCAATTTGCGGCTGATTAAATATGAACGTGCCAGTATTGTGAGGAGGACCTTGATTAAGAGCGCGAAAGCTGATACTTGCAGCGTTTGCTTTAGTCGTGAAAGGCCTTACTAAGTCGCCTGACTGCCCGTTAGTAGTGAAAAGAACCGATGTAATAACGGCTCCGGCCGAATCGTATTCAATACCGTAGTAATAACAACCAGCTTGTTGCCCTTTTACAGTGAATGTATACGTCTGGTTCGGAACTACTGGTATTGATACTATAGTTGCTTGAAACTCTCCAGTTGCATCCAACTGCATTTTATACGGCTCTAATACCTTCGCATTCGCATGTACCGTCCATTGGCTGAACGGCGGTACTAAGTTTCTTCCCGTCTTCCGAACGCTCACACCCTGCAAATGCTGCACACTATCCACGTAAGGCCAACGGCGGTCAATCGCTTCGCCAGTTATCGTCGTGCCTATGGCGGCGTATTCGGCGGTGGTTACTTCGAAGAGGCGGAAGCCATCGAATTGCACCCATCCGACTTGTCCGAGCGCCTTGCGGTTAGTCAAGTACACAACTGCCGAAGTAGCCCCCGTAAACTTAATATGCAGCACGCCAGATGCAGCAGTTGTTTCGATGTTCGCGGCCCCAACTGTCAAACGAGCCGTGGTACTGCCGTCTGTCACAACATTGACGATTGCAACATAGTACTTTGTCGAATCAAGGTCGGCGAATGTGCGGTATATATCGCGGGAGACGTTTGTGTCTCCAGCCGTGGACGTAATGCGTTGCGCTCGGAGACCGTACGAGACCGATTCCGTGGATAACGATGCAGTAGCGCCCTTTAAGCTGGCTAGCCATCCATCCGCTAAGCCATCGCTATTACTATCCGTTTCAAAGTTTCCGCCGCGACCCGCCCAATTGCAGAGTGTACAGCCCAGCACCTTAAACGTAGCCCCGCTCGCCTGTGTAGCGTTGATGACGTTGGGGCCACGTACGATTGGGGCGGGGATTGTTTGGCCTTCGTCGAGCTTCGTCCGAATCGTATCGTAATCGTACGCGGTAAAATTCCTCGCTATCTTCGTTCCCGACGTCCACGAACGCGCTGTCCCTTCGAATCCACGCACAACCTCGCTAAGCGTATTCCCCGTTTTGCCGCTGTACTGGACCGTCTCAGCCGTATCGCCCTGTCCGATCGTCGCGATATTAGGCGCGTCTGGCAGCGCATTACCGTTAAGTACCGTAATCGTCGTTGCCGCCGCATCGATTGCCGCCGATAACTCGGTTACTGGCGAGTTGACCATTGCGGGATATAACGTTGACATATCGTTTTCACCTCGTTATTTTTTCGTTAGTTAAGGGATAATGCGACGGAATCTGCCGGGAACTTAAGCAAGTCGTTCACGAGCAGCGTACGAGGGTTTCCGACTGCACCGTAAAATAGCAGATTGCCCGCCGTGGCTGCGTCTCGGATGCCAACGTGCGTTACCGTGCCCCAATCGGCTGTAGCCGTAGGAAACGCAACCTCCGCGCTGTTTTTAATCGTACGCTTGCCTGCGTCAGTAGCCGGTGCACCAAACGTAACCGCCCGCCGGACATACGCCCCGCCAGTTACCTCCGTGCCTGTATCGGCCGCTGTCGGATTGGACGTGTACAACGTGATGTATACCGTGCTGGGCCGTGTCCATGCGATGTTGCGGAACGCCTGGTTAAGTAGCGCGTCCGCTAGATAATTAGATACCGCTAATGCCATCGTTTATCACTCCTTCGTAGTTGTTACTCCGTAGCCGCTTCCGCGTCTATTCGGTTTCATATTCGATCGTCAACGTAAACTCGTTAATCGTGCCCGCCCCGTTATTCGTTAATTCGATGACTGGCGGCGTCGGCTCGGACCCTTCGGATTCCAGCGCAAACAAAAAAGGACTAGCCGTTAGGCTGTCCTCATGTATCCGCTCCGGTCCGTAAGCGAACGGGTCCGTACATTTCATCGTAAACCGGAACTCACCGTAGCGTCCGATCTGCTCCGGAACCAAACGTCCCGATAGCTTGGCGTAGTAAAACCGGTCCGGCACGTCATCAAATACGAGTATGCCCACGGCCGCCGTCGGTTTGAGCCACGTTAATATTTCGGATTGCCGGCGCTTGAATTCGACCGCGTTGGGATCGATATCGACGGTGATTTCGATTTCGCGTTTACCGAGTTCGGTCCCGAAGTCGAGTACGCCGGGCAGTCCGGCCGGTTCGTCTTCATACTCGCGCAGCTCCGGGCTATTTACGACATAGCGAAGAAGGCGCGCGCCCAACTCCGAGCAATGCCGCCCCTTGTACGTAAATCCATACGCCACTACTAGGCACCTCCCGTAAAGTTGTTCCGCGCCATCTCTGTCGCCATGTCTACGCCGACCCGTCCGATTGCCCGTACGTCGATTTCGTCTTCCAACGTCGTATCGTTCATTTCCACGCCGACGATTCGTTCGATTGTTACGTTCGTACCACCACCGCTGCCAGCCCCGTCGATTAAACTCCGGAGTTGCCCTGGTGTAAATACGTACTCGTCGCGTCGGAGAATCGCCGTAATTTCGTCCGGCATTAGCATGTTGCCAGCGTTGAATGTCCGGCCGGTCAGTCCGTCGCGGCCCGTGTGGAACAGTGACGCCCCATCGGAACCGAACCACTTACCGGAGCTTCCGTCGTAATTAGCGCCGATTGACGTTCCGAGCCGTTGATTATCCGCCGATAACAGCGCCTTGACTTCGGGCGTTGCGGTATGCCAAGCGGCCGCGTTCGCCTTCATCTGCGCGATTGTTGACGCTTTGAGCGGATCGGTTACGGAGGCTGCTGCCGATTGCTTCGCGGTAATTGCGGCCATTTCCGTTTGAAACCGAAGCATTTCCGCTTTAATCTCCGCGTTTGTTGAGACGAACGCCTTCAACCGCTCATCTTCCGTGAGCTGATACAACGTAATCATGTCGCCATTGAACGATTCGGCCGCCGTCTTCAAGTCGCCGTACCATGCGTCGATATCGTGTTTCTGCTGATCGAGTGCCGCCAGCTTATCGTCACGTTCGTCCTGTAGCGCCCGCCGGTTGTCCTCGACGTCCATCTTCCGGAGTTGTTCCTGTAGCTCGGCGTAACGTTTCTTGCCTTGCTCGGATGTCGCGTTCCGGTACTTAGCAGCTTCGGCTTCGATGGACTGACGTTCCCGGCCGCGCTCCGACTCGTCGATGATACGAAGGATATCGTCGTAGTACTTCTGAACGGCCTTTTTCCGCTCGTCCAACGCCGCGAGTTCCGCTTTCCGTTGCGCGTCGATATTATCGAGTACGGACTTCGTCGTTGCTTTCGCGGCCTTTTCCGCATCATCGGCAAGCGCCTTAGCGCTGGCTTCGTCTTGGCGGCGTAGCGACATCCGCGCGTCGTACATCGCCTTATCCGCGCGCTTGAAATATTCCGTATCCTTACCGTAGCGATTCCGGACACGCGTCCATGCCTCGAGCGTCATTTCCGTAATGTCGCGTTCGGATTCGCCGCGCTCCGTCATGCGGCGGGTTTCCATCTCGATCCATTCCGCGGACTTGTCGTAGCTAGCCCGTTGAGCTACTTCGGATGCGCGGGCCGTCTCTTCGGCAGACTTCGCGGAAGCCGCAGCCATCTGCGATACGACCCGCTGACGACGCGACTCTGCGTCGATCCAGATATCGTCGTACTTTTCGTACTGTTTCGCTAGTCGACCGAGTGTGTCCGCCTCTTGTTGCTCCGTCAGAGTCCCGAGTAAGCGCCGTTTCTCCAACATCTGTAGCGCGGCCCGGTACGCAGTTTGCGCAAGCTGTTCTGGCGTTGTCTGCTGCTTCTCGCTTTTACCGCTACTACCTCCGCCAAGGTCGAGTGTTCCGGTGCCTGTGCTTAAAGGCGGTTTGCCGCTTGATATCGCAGTGCCAGCGATTGCCGCGTCGATATCTGCGATTGCAAGTGCGAGTAAATCCGCCTTATTTTGTTCCTTCGCGGCGTCATCGGTAGCGAGTCTCGCCGTCGTACGTGCAGCCATCCGAGCTGCTGGCGGAAGATTAGCGGGGGCTTGCTTAGCTACGTCCGCAAACTCCTTCAAACTAGCGACTCGTGCATCGATAAGCGCTTTTTCCGCGACAGCTGTTTCGCGCATATTGCGAAGGTTTTCTTTCATCAAGTCCGCTTTACGTCCGTAGTACCGTTCCTCAGCGCCAACTGCTTCGTCAAGTACCGTAAGCCCGTCAGTACGCAACCGTTGCTCGTCATCGATGTACTGATTAAGCTGCGGGTACTGTTCGGCGAGCTGGCGTACAACCTCCGTAAGCCGGGCAGATTGTACCTCGCTCAGCTTTTCCGCCTTCGTCAGCTCGTCGTATTCAGAACGCAAGTCCTTTGTCGCCGATATCTTCGCTAACTTAACGTCGAGTTCTGAACGCTCGGCTTTCGTTAGTTCAAATAGCGCCGGAACAGACTTTTCAACCGCAGCGTTCAATTCTCGCACCTTTGCCGCTGCTTGTTCCGTGGTAAATCCGTACTCCTGTAGTGCTTTGTTCAGGCGGTCAAGCTCTTTCGATGCTTCCGTCAGTTCCTTCGAAGGCGCAACGAAACCGCCGGCGGCCTCAGATTGTTGACGCGCAAACTCTTCGCGTAATTTTATCAAGCGCTTCTCGACTGTTTCGCGTTCCTTTAGTACATCGTTCAGTTCAGCGGCCTTGTCGCGCATCTCCTGGACCTCGCCGGCTGTGCGATTCATCGGTGACTTTTCAATCAATTCGTTTAGTTCCCGCTGTGCCGCCGCTGCCTGTTCTACATTCACCTTATAGGACACGAAAGCGCCCGCCGCCATTCCGACTACCGCCGCGATCCCCGCGATCCAGCCGAGAGATACCAAAGAAACTTTCCCCGCTGCCGATAACGCTTTTAACGCGATTATCATGCCGTAGATTCCAGTTGTGAGTACGCCTACTCCGGAACCGACCGCAAGCATTGTCACGATAAACGCCCGGCTTCCGTCATCCATTTCCGCTATTCCGAGCAGCATTCGCGTAATCTCTTCGGCTGCCTCACGCATTGCCGGCTTAAAATCGTCGCCGATCGCAATGCCTACGCCTTCCAAGGCCGACCGCATCTCTTCCAGCGCGCCATTGTACGTATCCATCTGGATTTCCGCAATTTGCTGCGCCGTGCCGCCGGAGTTTTCGAGTTCACCCGTAAACCGTTCCAGTTCGTCTGCACCTACCGATACCAACGTCAAAAAGCCGGAAGCCGCTTCGGTTCCAGCGATAAGAGCGGCCGCCTCAGCTTGCGCCGATTGTGTTAGACCGGACATAGCCGTTTGAAGTTGACGGAGGATATCGGAGAAAGGCAAGATTTTGCCTGACGCGTCCGCCGTCTTGATACCGAGTTGTTCGATAACCTTTTCCGCGTCGCCGACCGGATTGACCAACCGGAGTAACATCACCCGGAGCTGCGTACCGGCCATTTCGCCCTGGATACCGGCGTTCGATAAGATACCGACGGCGGACGCTGTCTCCTCGATCGATATACCGAGGCTAGCCGCGATTGGAGCCGCGTATTTCATGGCGTAGCCGAGCTGTTCCATCGACGTATTCGACGACGTAAATGCCTTCGCCAGTACATCCGATACGCGTCCAGTCTGCTCCGCTTCAAGCCGGAACCCCGTCAGTATGTTCGAAGTAATATCCGCCGCGCGACCGAGATCCATTTGGGCAGCCGCCGCGAGATCGAGCAATCCGGGCATAGCCGCTATGATATCGTTAGCCTTGAACCCAGCTACGGCCAAAAACGCCTGACCTTCCGCCACCTGCGACGAGCTGAATACGGTCGAGACGCCGAGGCTAATCGCCTGATCTTCGAGCCGCTTAAACTCCGCCGCCGTCGCGCTAGACATCGCCTGTACACGTGCCATTGACGACTCGAACGCGGCCGCCGTATCGACAGACTTAGCGATAATTGCCGTCATTGCAGCGGCTACAACTCCGTAGGCAACGCCGAGTTTACTGACGGAGGACTCCATTTTACCCGACATCTTCTCTGCGCCATCTCCGGCCGAATTGAGACTGTCTTCGAGTTCCCATATTTTCTTAGCGGTTGCATCCGATGTTTTCTCGAGTGATAACAACGCGCCTTCCGTCTGTACGATTTGCGTGCGTAGTTTGTCCCGATCCTTATCGTTAAACGTTTCGTCATACGCACGCTTCAAGTCCGCCAGCCGTTTCCGCTGTAAATCGATCTTAGCGTTCGTATTATCGAGGACATTCGTAAGTTTGCCGATTTGACCCTGCGTATCCGCCAGTTTTTTCGCCGAGGCCGCTGCTTCGTCAAATCCGCTTCCGGTCTTCTTCGCTTTCGCCGTCAATTCGTCCATTTCACGTGCGGCTTTCGACTTATTAGCGCTAAACGCAGAGATATCGAGGTCGAGTCGCGCCTTAATTGCGCCGACCTGCGCTGCTGCCGTACCTTGACTGTAGTTAATTGTCGTTACCTCCTTCCGAGCTTATTCCGTAGCTCCGCCAACGCTGAGCGGTCGAGTCCCGGTTCCTTCGTCTCACCGTCGCCGTGCACGTCTATATCTGCGCGTAGTCCGTTAACAAACCGCTCGCGCGCGTCCTTGTCCGTTGTTTGGCTGATAGTCGCGATGCTTAACGCCATCAAACGATCCGCCGCTAACGTAGCCGCTTTATATCGAAGCAAGCCCGGCAAATCGACGAGGTAATATTCCGTTTCGATAACGTGCTGGCTTACGTTGAGCCTTACGGCTGTCTGCGTTAAAAATTCGTCTAACGTTAAATGCCGTCCGTTGGCACCGGACTCGCCCGGAAGTGACCGAGGACGGCTCGGAAGTTTTTTAGCGCGCGCTGCAAATCGTTCTTTTCGAGCGTCGCCCGGATAAATTCGCTGATCTCGACCGCATCCGCTTCCGCCGCTATCTCATCACGTTCTAGGCCGGACAGCACGGCGAGGATATCGGCAATCTCGTCCATGCCGCGATATAGTCCCGTGATCAAAGTTGCGATAGCGGAATCGACGTCACGATCCGCAAAAACAGTCTGGATAATCGCAGGCAGCGTTTCGACCCGTTCGAGCAACTCCTTAAACTTTGACGGCGTCAGTTTCGGGATCTTGACGGACTTACCGGCGAGAACCGTATAGTCCGCCGATTTATTAAATAAGCGTGATAGCACGTTAATTTTCATCTCCAATCCGTATCGTGTCGGATAAAAACGAAGACGGCCCCGTTAAGGACCGTCTGTAAGCGTTGATTAAGGAGTTGCGTCTGCGTCGGCGTCCGGATCACCAAACGAGATAAGCAAACCGTCTTGCGCTGTATCCGGAAACGCGCGGAACGTAGTATTCGTGATGAGTTCGTTATCGTACGAGTACGTGTAATTGAGATTGGACTGCGGAGCCGCTTTGTGGAGAATGACCGTATCGGCCGGCGTAGCGTAAATATCGAGCGGTTCGATTTTTACTTTCTTCGCGAACGGGAACAGCCGCGCAACTACGGCCGCGCTTACGTCGACGCGTTGTTTTGTCGGGTCCGCTCCGTCCGTTACGAGAACCGCGCCAGGAATGATCTTCGAAAGCTTTTCGAGATCACGTTCGGCAATCGGTACCGCAACCGAAGCAGTCCGGCCCGTGATAATTACGTCCGCTGCCGTTGTGCCAAGCTGATCAATCGGAATATCCCGTGTCGTCTCCTCGTACGTGAGGACTACTCCGCCCTGCGTTTGCTCGAATACGACGGGAGATGTACCGCCAAAGTCGAATGTTACGCGTGCTGGACCCAGCGCGATCTTGTTTGCATCTACTGCCATTGAATTGCCTCCTCATGTGGTCAACGCAAAAAGGCCACGCCAGATTGACGTAGCCTAAACGTTGCCATTATTAAATTAGATGTTCTGCCCGTCTACTAACGTCGCCGTAAAGTTAACGGAGTACGTAGGGCGGTTATTTTCATCGAGTCCGAGATACAATGGCGCGGATTGGTCAGCGAATGATGCTACGATACGCTGCGTGCCGATTACGTATGATGCCCGCCGGTGGAATGCGTCGTATAACTCGTATGCTTTCGATTCGGCCGCCGGCCCCGACTTGTTACGCACGATAATTTGGAACGACGGCCGTCGTGTAGGCAACCATTGGCTTGGCGCGTACCCTCCGAATATGCGGACATACGCTGCGTTGTCGCCGGCCGAACTCGGAAATTCGTTGTGATAGTACGTGTACGGTACGACGGACTCGACGTATGATTTTAGTTCCGCGATAGTAAACACGTTATAACCCCAACTCCTTCCGGATTTCGTCCGCAATCCAGCCGTATACTTTGTCCGCGTGCTGCTTGACGGGCTGTTCGAGATACTTCGGTTGCGTGCCCGGCGTTGTCGGATTCGCAAACGAAGTCTTCCCGCCGAACTCGTGCAACCACAACGCGTAATTAAACCGGCCAGACTTACCGTCTTCGGTCGCGCTGTAGTAAATTTCGCCTGATATCGTATCGGACGTTTCCGAATATTCCGTCCAACTTTCGCGTCGGAGCGTACCCTTTTCGAGCGGTGCCAGTTGTCGGCTTGCGTCGTGTATCGCCTGCGTTCCGTCATACACTCCGTTTCGGGCACCGCGCCGGGCTCGCGCTTCCACCTGCGTAGTCCAGGCGACAAACCCGGACGTATCAATCGAGATCCCGTTTGTATTCGTCATTTTACGTACACCACCGTTAGAATCGCTTTGCCGTTCAGCCAACGCTTACGTCCTATGCTCGCAACGTCATAGGAGCGCTCGATTTCGGACTCGTCCGTATAGCGGAACGTGTGCGCGGCGGTGATGTCAGGAAACTTATCGAAAAATATCTGCGCCGACGATACGACTTCGCGGCCGTGCTCATCCGTAACAACTTCGACTCCTTCTTGGAACCGGCAGCGCAACGTAAATGGGACAGTTGGGACCGGGTTCCACGGATCGTCATTACCAGGCGGATAAACGGTGATCGTTTGTTTCAGCGGTATTAACGCCATGTTATATCACACCTCCGGTCATAGGACGGTCCATTTCGTTTCACGCCTGGATAGCTTAACGCCACCATTGGCCTCCGATATCAAGTCGAGCACAGTATCGCTAATCCACGCGTCGAGACCGGATTTAGCCCAATCCTTAAACGTAAAATTAGCGACTCCCGTCAATCCGAACGATGCGACGCCTTGTTGCTGCAACCGGTTCGTATCGTTAAACGCCGTTGCTAATTCGTTCGCGTACTCGTAAACCGCCGTGTCAGGTATCGTATACTGCGCGTATTTGGTCGTCAGCTTCCGATCGGCGACGTTGAGTATCCGTTGTTTTTTCGCCTCGTCCGAGTCCGTCCAATCCTCAATATCGATACAGTTCGCGTTAATGTACGTATCCGCGTTCGGTATTGTAATCGCCATATTCCGCCTCCTCTGCTTTATTTAACGGAGGGCTTGCGTCCTTTGGCGAGCTGCTTCGGTTTATCCTCCGGTACTACTTCCGGCTCGGGTGCCGGTACTCCTTCGTCAACTCGTCGCGCATCAGATAAAGCGTCCAATACCGCGATATCGGCCGGTTCGTCCGTAACATAGAGGCCGCCGCTAAATTTGCGGAAGCCTCCGTTTACGTAAAATCCGAGTTCCGGATAGCGCGGCGACTCGAATTTCGCCATTATTACGACAATCCTTTCAGACGACCGTGCGCTTTCTCCTGACGGAACTCCAGCGTGTACTCGCCTACGAGCATGCCGGTCGTGTAATCGCCTTTAACGCCCAGGTACGTGTGACCGAATTCGCGCGTGTTCAGCGGTTTGATAGTCATACGGTTAGCGTCCGTAAGAATCAATTCGTCGGCCGCGAGGTTTTGGTTCAAAACGATATCGAACGCACCGAAGTCCGTAACGATACGCTCTACAACTTGACCACGGGCGTTTTCCGCTCGTTCGATTACGATTTTATTCGCATCCAGTCCGGAAAGCGCGATCTTCTGTTTTGCCCCGACCATAATCTTGTAATCGCCGCCAGTTGCGAATCCACCCGCGTTATAGACTGCTTGGGCCAGCGTATTAATCGCTCCCAACGTCAGCGCGCCAGCTACGTTCGTTACGTTAGTTGTAATCCATTGGCGGATGCCTTTCATTTGACGAACCTCGCCGGACTCGTACGAAACGCCGTTGATCAGTGCTTTTTCAAGCTGCAGCGCCAGTTCGAGTTGCTTCTTTTGCTTCTCGTACTCGTACAAGTCGTCAATGCCGTATTGTGTAACCGCCTGCGCCGTACCGGAGATCTCGATCGAGTCATCGAAAATTTGCGTCAGATTGGACTTACGTACGCGCGCTTTGTAACGAGCTGCGCGAGCGTCAGCGCCTTCCGTGCCCTCAACGAACATAAATTCAACCTTCGCGGCGTTTGCGATAGCTGCTGCCGTAGTCGAAGCATATCCGCGGGTAACTGTCAGCGTTTTAGTACCAGCGTTAACGCCGGAAACGTATAGCAGCTCTTCGCCGATCTTAATAACGGAGCCGACACGGAAAGGCTCAACGTCCGCGACTACAACGGCTGTTGCGTCGATAAGAGCGGATGCCGTTGTTACCGACTCAGTAGCAAACGTCTCGTCTTCGTACCAAATGTGTTCAACTTGCGATACTGGAGCCGCAAAGCCCAGCGCGTTCAATAGAGGAGTCTGCATTGGGGTGAGAAGTAGAATCTCGTCTACTACAGACTCGCGTTTACCGACAAGAGACGAATCATAAATCTTTGGCATGGTAGGTAATTCCCCCTGTAAGGATAATTTTGGGTATAACAAAAAGGCCCCATTGCTCGGCCTTCGGCTTATTTATTCAATTCTGCTTTGAGGCTCGCATAAGCAACCTTGTCTTCCAAACGTCCGGATTTGCGCGCCCTATCCGCTGCTTCTGATAATCGCTTTTCCTTCGTCTTCTCCGGTTTTGGGTCCCCACCGGCAGGTCCGCCGATTGGGCGAGGCGCCGGCTTCGCTGTTTCCGCGAGATATGGTTTTGATTCGAGCAGTGTTTTAATCACGTCTGCTACGCCTTCAACATCACCCTCATCACTAACCTTTACGCTTGTCATATCGGCCAATTTAAAGGCATCTTCGATAGCATCCGCACGGATTCCGCTTTCTTTCGCTAGCGCTCTAAACTCCGACTTAATCAGCCGACCTGACGTTTTACTCTCCGATTCCTCACGCTTCCTTCGCTCGTCGGCGAGTTCCGCCTGCAATCGTTCAGCCTCCGTCATAGCCGCTTTCGTACGTTCAGCTTCCGCGGATTCAAGTCCGGCAAGCTTCGTTTTCAGTTCGTCGTAATCCGCGTACGGTTTCTTCGCCTTCGCCTTCTCGCGGCCAATCAACGCGTCGAGTTCGTCCTGCGTCATCGTGACCGTTTTCGGCTCCGGCGGCGTTGGATCGGGATTTGGCGTTGGTTCCGGATCGCCTTCCGCAAACATCTGCAAATTTAACGGCAATCTATACTTACGTTTTGTTACGTCATTCATTCGTCATACCTCCGTTTAATGGCCGTCGCCAATATCCGTCAGTTTAAGGACGTATCGTAGGTCCAATAGCGTTGAATATTATTTTTCAATCGGAGCGTTTCCGGGCTCTGTCCGTGATTCGCCAAGTACGCGGTCCGGGTCACGCAATGCCGTAACTTGATGGCGACAATTCGGATGAAATATCTCCCGGCGCGGTAAGTCGCCAATATAACGGTAATCGCCCGGCGCATCCGGTACGAGTTTAACGATAAGCCGCTCATAGTTCCGGCAGGCGTCCGTCGCACCGTGACTCGATATGATTCCGTAAAGTGCACTGCGTTGTACGGCTTCGTTCATTGCCGTCTGCCGTTCCGTTTCCGCCAGTTTCGTACGTGTCACCATGTCGACGTATGTTTCCGGCTTCCAACGGCGCCCTGCCGCGTCAATTATTCCGGTATCAACCGCGTCGCCTAGTGCCTTCCGCATGCCGGCTAGTGTATCCCGATTGATCGTCCGTCGACCGTTAATGCCGGCTGCCATATTCGCACGCATCGATTCGGCGGTAACCTGTCGGATAGCAGCGCGAACTCGTCGGTCAACATTTTGCGTTACTGCTAGCAAATCCGCCTGCGTATCGGCAATAACCGCGTTGACGTATCGACTATTCATACGATTAAACTTCGCGATATCAGCCGCGGCTTTCCGGGACTCGGCGACGCCAAGCGCGACCAGCGTATCGACGACGCCGGCGGTTCCGGCTTCCGGTACGTATTTCGCGACCCAGGCGGCCGACTCTTCGTTAAGCGACGCAAGGATTCGCGCAACCTCGCGGAGAGCGGCTTCCGTGTGTGCTCGGGACATCTCCATAATATCAAGCGATAAAAGTTCCGCCCGAATCCGTTTGATCGCTTCTTTATAAGCCGCGACGAGGACGGCGATTTCGTTTTCAAACGTAGCCATTAAACGACAACCTCGTTAAACACGCTGCTGTAAACTGTTCCATTCACCCGCGCTTCGTCGTCGTCTATTCGCGTTAGAATTACGTCAGCTTGCGTATCATCAAGCCCATCCATACGTTTAATAGCGGACTTAACGTCGACGGTTGGTTTGTTACCGGTCCGGATCGCGTATACCTCTGCTTCCGCCTTTTCATCGCGTGGGATACCGTCATGCCACGTTATCTTCGGATAAACCGCGTCATACGGCCGGTAGCCCTCTACGCCGGCGTTCGCGGCATTTTCGAGTTGCATCGCCGTCCATAGTGCGTCGCGGACCACCTTGTCGACGTGATGTCGGATACGCTTAACCTTTGTCAGTATCGGCATGAACCGTGCTTTGATGGCGCCCCCGTCCGTGTGCGACGTACCAGTTCCACCCTTATCGGAGGACAACGTCGTACCGAATAGCCACTGCGGCGTTTCGGACATTTGGAATACGAGGCCGAGTAAAATATCGAGTTCCTTAAATGCCGCGTCGAGTTGCCCGTTCCATACCATATATCCCGGAATCTGATCCTCTTTGCCGACGGGAATATACTTGCCGCCCCACCGTACCGCATTCGGCTCATCGCTGTCGTCGTCGCCTATGTCGTCGGGCCCGTAGGCAATCGGGTCCGAATGCTTCCATAAGATATAGTCGATCTGGACAAGCCGGTCGTTAATCGCGGCCAGGACGGATTCTATCTTCTCGACACCGCTGATTCCACGCCAATCATCATCGGTCGTTTTGTACGGTATGTGATGGACGAGTAATTGCGGAATCCCTGTCGGTTCGATATCGGACGCTCGGCCGGTTGCAACGCGGTCACCGATCGTATACGTAGACAACGGATATCCGTACTCGTTCACAACGCCGGCTTCTGATAGCTTAAAACGCTCATGAACAATATATCCCGGAACGTGCCGCTCAACGTTGAGGTACGGTACGTCAACCGTACTCATACGTCCCAGCTTCGAGTCTACGAATCCGGCCGGTTCCTCGACCCATTCGACCCACGCGATATTAACGGCCGCGAATTTCTTACGCGATCCCCGCGATAATTCCGGAAACACGATCGCCGCGTCAACTGCCTCGATAATCGGCTCGGCTGGCGTATCCGGCAGCGTGATTCCTTCGTACTCAGCCGCAAGCTCCTCTGTCATTGTTACGTCTGCGCGCGGTGCGTAGTACGTTTTGATAAACGAGTCGCCCCGATAACCGGCGCCGATAACCGTTTCGTGAATCATCTGCGTAAGATCATTCTCTTCGACGATAGCGTTTAAACGAGCCTGTTCCGCGCTATCGCCGGCTTTACCGGATTCGAATGTAGGCGGTTCCGCTACCATCAAATCGGCCGGCTTCGTGAGCATAACGTCCATTACGTTGACGGCGATATAGAGCGACTTGAGCTGCGCTTCATGCGGCGTGCCTTTTAGAATCTCCGTCGCGCGTTCGTAAATTTCCGCTTGTTTGCCGGCGAATATCGTGCGGCCACGGTAATACTTCGATATGCGCTCTATATCCGCAGCCGGAGGGTATTGCGCGCCTTTTTGAAAAAGCTTAGACACATCCTACCAACTCTCTTATTTTGGGATTCGTAAATCGGTGCTATGATATATTCAACTCTAGTTAGGAGGCGGTGTGTTGCCAAAAGTGCAAGTATTTGAAAGCGACATTGCAGGTTATTTCTTTTACAAAAGCCACAAGTCCGGTAAAACTACCAAATCGATGCTGTTGTCACTAGACGATCTTATAGAAAGACTTCACAAGAAGCAGGTAAGAAGTGTTATAGTTCAAGATGATGCTTTGGCTATGGCTATAGGGTTAAGCGGAATTAACGTCAATCGCAACAAATAACCTGACCTCTACCGATAAAACACCGCCGGCTTGCTTCGTACTTTCTTCCGGCTAGTCTTCGATATGCTTACGGCCATCTCCAGCGCATCGATCACGTCGTCATGCGATCCGGTCCCGTACATCTCGAATTGCTCGAGCAATAACGAATGCCGCCGAGAAAACTGAATAGCCCCGGACTCAATGTCGGGGGCTAACGCTTCAATACGTAACTCTTTACGCGAACGCTGATATATCTCTTTGACGCGGGCTCTCGCGGGATAACCGGCGGCCGTGAGCGCTTGTTTCAGTTTTTGCACGAAGAATTCCTGGGCCGCCTGCGCTTCCGCCGCGATCCCAGCCGGCTGATATCGGACAACTTTATCGGTAATCGCCCGAAGGAATACGTCAGGATGTACCCGCTCGCCCCACGCATCGATAACGTAGGCCGTACCGGACTTCCTATTCCGAGCGACCGTAACGATAGCCGAGTAGTCTCCCCGCGTTTTCCCCATTGCAAAGTCAACGCCCATATATACGTCATATTCGGCCGACATGTAATCGACCTGCTTGCCGTCCCAATACGTAAACTTGTCCGGATGGAATACGGCTGACTCTTCGTCAATCGGATTGTTCATATACTCCGTGTTAAACGCCTTCGAACCGTTGTCCCACTTCCACTTAAACAATCGCCATAACGGCTGCGCTTCCGGCCACAATACGACGGCGCCTCGGTCCATTTCGGCTCGATTCGCTTCGTATAACGACTCGGCTTCCGCAACACGTTCCGCGACCGGTCGATCCGGATCTTTATATACGAGTCTGCACGCTTCCCATAAGTCCATCCGCTCCGGCCATTCGATGATCGCCCGGTAGACACGGTTCCGGAAGTCCGACCGCTCCTTTAAGATCCGGACGAGCAGTGCGTCATGGTGGACCGTTGTTCCCATGTATACGATCGCCGTCCGTTTACCTTTCGGATCGCCGAGCGGGATGACAACTTGCGAGAACCAATCGCGCATTTCCTGCCGTAACAGCTCCGTATTCGTGTTCCGCTTGTCTTCGAGGTCGTCGCATACGATTAGGTCGGGGCGTACGCCGTTCCAATTGCGGCCACGGAGCGCTTGTCCGGTCGATGCCGCCTCTATTCGCGCTAACGGCCGTTTTGTTCCGTCAGGCTGCGGTTCGGACGCGATAAACTCCGCTGAATTATCTTTGACATTTTCCTGCTGCTTAACGGAGAGCAACGGGCCGAAGTCGCGCCGGAGCTTTTCGTTGTGCTTCAATTGCGTCGCGATCCAATCGAGGTTACCCGAGGAAACGGTAGGCGTCTCCGATATGAGAATCGTATACTTCCGTTTGCGGTAGCATATTTCCCGGAGTGGAAATGCCTTCGACAGATACGTTGACTTGGCGTGCGACCGCGGAGCCGCTACCGCTATTTTCGCGTTGACTTCGTTGTTGGATACGTCGTCCATAATATCAGCGATCTCGCGGTGAAACTCCGGCATATCATCAACGCTAACCGCGTCAAATCCGTCCCAATTACCGATATTTCCAGGATTACCGTATTCCGAGAAGTATTCGAGCGCAAACGTTAATAAGTCGTCTTCGGCCCGGTTGATCCGGTCGAGCCGTTCGTACACTGCGGCGGCCGCGTCTAGCTCACGTAGGATATCGTCAGGCAGCGAATCAATATCCGCATCGGCCGCCGATTCCATTAACGCCGTGTATTCCGCTAGTTTAGTATCGCGATCCTGGCGTGTGAGCCAACGTGAGTCGGCGTGTGACCATGCGATATTGATTCGCCTCCTTTCAGCCTTACGGCCATTGCGATATTGATCGTAAATTTCACGTCAAATAACCGCCTCACTACGTAAGTGGACGGCCTTGCAGGCGGTAAGCCCGGATTATACTCCGGATATGCTTGCGTCCGTCTGAGAGGATTTTAGACGGCTTATATTATGAGTTAACGAATCGAAGACGAATGAACGATATACTTAGGTATAGACAGCTACTTGGGAGGAATAGAATGAGATTCTTTCGAGATATCTTACAAGATTTCAATAACGCGAATGGCACTGGCAAGCTAGCGATAATAAGTAATATATTAACCGTTATAACCGTGGTAACCGGTCTACTATTTACCCCTACTGTATTGTCTTTAATTTACAACGTCAGTATCTCCGGCTACTACGGTGCTGTAATGGCAACAACGGCTAGCTTAGCAACGATATTGTCATTCTTCATGCTCGCAGTATTTATCAATCAAATTGTTCGTTGGATAGCCCCAAATATTAGAACTACGTTTTGGTGGTTGTGGGTAATGACAATTCAAGTCTTACTTTGGGGTACCGGGATTGCTTTCCTGCCTGGCGTCATTATTACATATTACAAAGCTATCATTTGGTAGTCTCAAACGATAATTTTGATATGTTGATTTTTCTGTCGCCTAAAGCGGCCTCCTGCGGTCGGTGCCTTGGGGTCAATGCTTTAACGCATTAACGCAACCTACATATGCGCAAAATCCGAATTTTGACTAATAGTCTAGGACGTTCCCAAATCGCCGATAACCCGCATGGTTACGCCATTCTTGACGTTATCGCCCGTTCGCTGAACGTCAGCCGAGCCGCTAATATGGCCGAAATTTGCACTATTTTACGTATCCCATCGCTGGATTTCGGCATATTCGCGCCGCATTCGAAAATTTCTCGGCAGGCGTCCGTCAGAGGTCCGTTGCAAGTAATCCGCCCCATTCCACACGGATTCACAACGTTACCTTACGTTCCCTCTACGTATCCCTACATCTAATAACGTTCCTATTCCGTATCATCTCCGCTGCTGTGACCCGCTGCCTTCAACGCCATCAACCGTTGCTTCAATGCTTCCACATCGGTACCTTCGCTCTCACGCGTCTCCACCTCGACCTTATCCGTCAACATTCCGCTGACTTGTAGCGCAAGCTTCGCCATCGCTGCGTTCCGATCCGTAATTGCTATATCCGTTAACGATTCGATCAGCTCCGGTAATCGCTCCGTGTTCTTCCGTACCATCTCACGCTTTAGTTCGCGTTGGAACGTTTCGTTCTTACGCCAGTTAGCGATCGTATTCGGATGAACACCGCATATAGCCGCAATCTCTTCGTATGTCTTACCGCCTCTTCTCGGTAACGATAGCCATTCGATCGCTACGAGTTGATCCGCGCTTAATTGTTTCGTCATTTATTACGTCAACCTCCGTTCCTATTACGTTTGTCCGCGTACAATCAATGTGATTGACCATGGACATACAAGATGAGGGGACCCTCTTGGCTACGCCAATTCACCCCTTGTCGTGGAAAAGGACCCACGCCAAGAATAGTCATTGCCTTACTTGTCCCGGCCTCTTTCGGTTTTAAAAGAGGACGGTAATGTTGTATGACCCCGCCCTGCTCGCCGACAACTCGAACCGAGTTAACGTGAGCTTACTGTAATACCGCTACAACATAGGAACCGCAGCGTTCCGTCCTTCTCTAAGAATAAGAGGACGAATTACACGAAAACGCCGAAAAGCCGCGCCGTTATTGGGACGAAGCGACTTTCCAACTATGCAGTATATAAGACGGAATATCCGTTTGCTATGCAGTATATAAGATGAAATCCGTACGACCTAGTACGGAAGTGCCTTCGTATCTATCTCGATTTCTCCAGCGTCACCTGTTACGGAAGCGCGCGCAGCTTGGCGAAACTCCTGACGGACAAACTCCGTGTAATCGTCGTATTCCTTTCGCGGTCTTTTCCGGAACATAACGTCAGGATTCATCCGTATAATCCTCGCGCCGAACGCTTCCGATCGCATTACGAATCCGGCCCGTATCAACTCTTGCATGCCGCGACTTGCCGTGTCGTCGTCCACTCCTACTTCGGCCGCGAACCTATTTTGCGATAGGTGGAGGATATCCTCTGCTTTCCGAACGTTCGGATTACAACAAAGGTAGAGGTAGTGGTAGTGAATATACGGGATCATTTTATACAGTAGTCCGGCCGCCTGAATTGAGACGTTCGCTATATCTGCCCGCGTCTTCGTTTGATATACGCGTGTAAACGGGCCGGTCTCAACCGTCGAACCGATTGTATGGTAGCTTTCGTGAACGTTATATACGTTGCGCTTACCCGATCTCTCCGCCACCAGCACGCCAAACCTCGCCAAATTTCCTACTAGTTCTACGGTCCAACGCCGCGACTTACCGATCGCCTTCATTATCTCGTCGATTCCCATCCGGCGCTTCCCGTCCATTAACTCGCCGGCTCTGTCGAACCTCATGTACGGAATCAGCTTCATAATGACGCCAATCTCGTTAAGCGTTAAAATTTCGTTTAGCTTTCGTATCGGTTCGTGATAGGAAACGACATAGCTTCGGCCGCTTCCGGCGTTGTCGATCACCTTTTGGCGCCGACGAGACTCACGGATCGCATCTATCTCCTCGTGACTCATAACGCTATACTTCTGAGAATCGACAAGCATAAGGGATTCGCCTGTGTCCTCGTCATAGTACGTAGGGATATCGTAACTCATAGTCAGCGCACCTCCTTACGAGGCTTATCCGCGCCATACTCGTCCAGTGCCATCCTAACTGCGTCATTCTTCTCGAATAGCCAGAATCGGCCGCCGGATCTCTCGTTGACCCCAACGCAGATATAGCGTATACCCCTCGCGCGTAAGAACTGGTACATAGCCGGCGCGTAGCAGAACAGATACTTATCGCTCATCGATCGTTTCCCCCACTCCATATAGGTTAATCGTATGTGCCCACGGTTCCCACGGACGTTCCTCGCCGGATTCCGTTATGTATGACGCGTCGCCGAGCGTGACTACCCTCTGCAGCGAATCTAGCCGGCCGATTGTGTTGACGCTAAGTGGAATCATACGGGCGATTTCGCGAGCCTCTTTTTTGAATCTTGCGAAGACTAGCCGGTACTCGCGGAATGGCGTGGCGTAGCTGTACGCCTTTTTATCCTCCAGGCTTATACGCTTTGGCTGCGTGATATCGGTTAGCACGTCCGTAAATATACGGCGCACTTCGTCTTTATTTAAGTTGTAAACGTGCTTCGGATGCGTTTCTCGGCTAAGAAGGATGACCATTTTCTCGATGAAACGGCCGTAAGCTTCGTCCGTTAAGGAACGCATTAGTGGGAAATCTACAACGCGTTTAATAAACTCTTCCGTTCGCAAACAGAACTCTTGTCGTCTATCCACTCCAATATCGCCTCCATAATGATTTATCGCGTTTGCTTGTTCGTGCTTCGATCTTCTTTCGTTTGAATAACCGTGACGATTCCGTGCTTATCTACGGTATACTTCATGGCAATTCCTCCGCGGCCGATCGACTGGCTTGACATAGCCGATTTCGGGTGATAGTATATTATCAGGGGTAATATAACGTTTGTGGTAAAAAAGAAAAGCTCGCCTCTCTTTTGTGGTTATTTAGGTTTGCTTCTCTCCCTTCAATACGGATAAGTAGAAAAGCCGGAAACCCGCGCCACGTACGGATTCCCGGCGTTTTTGACGTTTAAACTCCCCGTATACTACCGCAAAAGCCCGTCCTATCGCGGATTACGTACTAACTCACGGCGACTACCGCTGCCCGTTCGCGACGTTTTTGAATCCGTTTCCTCTCCCTCGTTCGCACCATTTGACACGGATCGCATAGAGTCTGACGCTGTCTAACGAGCTGCGCACGATCCCCGCAATCAGCACATAGAATGAAGCCGTTATCGAGCCCATCTTCGATATTCCTCCGCAGATTTGCCACGATTACGTCACCGAAACTCGACCATAACGTCGTTTTGTAGCTGCTCGCTTTCTCTACGTATAAGTATTTTACGAGAACGTCCACGACATAATTCAAGTTGGAGTTCGTATCCAGGATTTGATTCCGAATGTTCATGTATACATACGGGATAGCCGCCTCTTCGTATTTTTTGAACGACTTCATAAATTTTCCCGTATCTAATTCCGTATACTTCGTGATAATCGCCTGCGCCTCGTCAGATTTAAGCGCTACCCGTTTATTCCGCATTAATGTCTGGTAGTTGAATTGTCCAAGATTGGCTGCGTTGAAGTTGATTCGGCGATTCGGGACAATCGTACTCAACCGATTCACGACTGACCGGTTAGTCGGCGCAACCTTCTCGACCTCCTTATCCTTCGCATATCGGAAGAAATGCGGTAACTTAGCGCTTTTAAACTCGCGAATCCTAACGTTTACAGCGTCCGGAACCTCGGGCTTGTACAACGTTTTGGCGTAGTCGATGACGAAGTTGTTTAAGCAGCACATAATCTTCACAGCGTCGAGATCGATGTTCTCGCTATTCCATATTTTCGATATGTTATTGCTCACCTCACCGATGTTTCCGCCAGTGTAGGCCGCTCGGAGTCCGTTAAAAATGCTCTCACCGCTGACAATTTCGGTCGTGGCCGACTTCATCTCGTAGTGTAGCGGTACGATCCCCGCCATGTTCCGTTCGGCCGCAGCGATCAGGGTCTCGTCTCGCATAACGAACGCTTTGTCTCCGTCACAATCGAACATCAGGAGTTTACTAATAGCGTCATGGCAGCTCGTATACAGCCCGTGAGATTTGAACCAGCGGCGCGTATCGTCCGTGATAACGTTGGTCCGGACGGCGTGTTCTCGGTATAAGTGCGGGCTCCGGAGGCAGTCCAGTTTCGTCTCGGCCGCGTATACATTGCAGGATACTTGTCCGTCTGCGAGCAGCCCCTTCGGTCGTTTATCGCCTAAGAAAAGCCACTCGCAGAACGCGTACAGATCCGGAACGATGTAAGTAAATATGCCATCGATTTTGAACTTACCGGATCGCGCCTTCTTCACGATACTTCGCTTGACGTCCATTAGCCTCTGTCGACTGTACTCGTCCGCCAGCAACTCGGGGTATATTTGGAGTGCTTGTTGGTAGTAGTCCTTGTTTTGATTCGCTACTGTCACACCCATTACGTTAAGCATGGTATCACGGTCGCTGCCTATTTTAACGATATCCTGCGCCGTTTCCGCGGTCAACCTCCGCAGTTCCTCGTCGGATAGGTCTGGTAGCGTCTGCAGCATTTGATAATTCATTTCTGCCTGCGCAAAGTTATCGGGCTCCTCATCACGCTTGGCGGCTTGGCACCCGTGTTCTTTGAAGCAGCCGACGTAATGCTGCCAGCTCTCATAGAACTTCCACATTTTGAACTGGCTCCGTGTAAATATGACCTCGATATCGTCGCGCACGATGTCCCATTCTTTGCCGTAAATGTCCGTTACGACTTGCCCGCCGCGCTCTTTCGCGAACTTATCGAACGGAAACGGAACGAGTAGTCCCTTAATCCACGGCATCCGTACCATGAAGCTCTTCCGGCTTTTACGTGGTAGAATCATACCGCAGCCGTCCGTATGGTTAATCGTTACCGGCATAACCTTCCGCGTGATATCGAACGTCTCGCCGTCGATATATTCAACGAGCGTTTCGACCGGAAACTCCATATCATCGACCACGATCGCCCGATCGATCCTGAAGTTCCGCCATGGTTCCGTAGCCGAATTTGCCAACGCGAGATAGGCGAGGAGCTTATTCGTATTCGTACCGCCTCGCGCGTTGATGGCGTCGATACTAAGGCCGGCCGTTAGCGTATTTTCGTGCTTGATCCACGCCTCCTCGCGGATAAATACCGTCTTCTTCTCTCGGATTTGCCCGGAGCCGGCAGTGAAGCAGACGTACTTAACGCCATCGTACGTAAATCCATTGATAATTAGCGATCGGAGGACGTTTTGGAAGTACGTTTCGACTATGATTAGGTCCTTCGTAACCGTACCAGGCGCCACGCCGAGCGTCCGGGTTAACGTCGATTCGAATAGCGATATGATCGCTTTGTCGCTCATCCGGTCAGCGCGGAGAGCCCGGACGCCGGCAAACGTGTCGATACTCGCGCGCAAGGCCATATCCGCTTCCTTGATTCGCTCGCGTAAGGCCCGCGCTTCCTCCGCTCCCGACGCATCGAGTTCGTCCTTCTCTCGTTTTAGCTTCCGAATTTCCGCCTCTAGAGTTGCTTCTTCATCCGTATAGAAGGCGGACGTGTCAACGTTATACACGTATACTTGCTTCGTAAGATACCGCGGGCTTCTCATTCGCACGTCTCCCCTTCCGTAACGATTTCAGTAAGTTCCGATACAATCCGCTCGAATATTATCTCGGCGGCCGTTTGCGTAGACTCCTCGTAATAGGTTACCGGCGCGTCGACGTCTTGACTGGCCGACCACGTTTCGACCCGGAATAGTTTCGTGCGCTCGCGGTACTTGTTCGTCTGCAGCAGGACGATACGATAATCGCCAACCGCTTCCTCGCGGCGCAGGAACGTCTCGTCGTCCCGATCGAATTGAGCGCGCGGCGCCCGGTAATATCGCGGAGCTGCGTCAAACCGGCGTTTCCATGCGAGCTGATTCCATCCATTACCCATACGCAAATTCCTCCCCGTTTTCGGATATAAGAAGGACGGCCGTTTGCCTACGACAGCCGTCCATGTTACGTTATCTAACGCGGTAATTAACTGGCCCTGCGGCGTGCTGGCCGTTTCCGTTGCTTACGTGTAGCCTCTTCCTTCCGCAATCGTTCTATATACGCTTCGCCGGTGCTGTCCGGACCGAGTGACGGGCGAATACCTTTGCGAGTCAATAGTTGGTGAATGAAGAGGCGTCCCGCCTGCGTCCACTTCGTATTGACATACGAGAATCCGTTATCGGCTAAGCCCGTGTGAGAGTCCGTAAATCCTTGCGATTGGTATTTCGCGGTCAACAGCCATTGTTTGTTACGTCGGAACTGTACGCCTTCGTGTTTCAGTATGAGGTTAAGGTCCTGCGCAATGATGGCGTAGTCCTTCGCAATCTGCGAAACGTTGACCGTTCCCTCCGACGCGAGAATTTGGTCGTGATATTCAACCTTCGGCGCCTGTTCGGTAATAACGGCGGCCTGGCGTTCGGTTTCGAGTTGCAGCCGTTCCTTCTCCGCGCGCTCCGTTTTGAGCTGCGTCGCTAACTGAATGAGTGTATCCGGATTGAGCAGCGCTTCCTCGATCTTCTCTGGCGTCAGATATCCGCCATGCTTTCGAATCGCGGGCAGGATCTCGTCGGCTACTTTCGCCTGGAACGTTTCGGCGACAGCGTTTCGGGCTTTCATCGCTAGGCGGTAGAAGACGTTTTCCGGGATGAACGTGGGTAACTCATTTTCGGAATTTGAAATTCCGAAAGAGGCTAACCATGCCTTCAATTGCTGTCGATTAACCCTCTCGTACTCTACCCCGTCTTTCCTATCGATCTTGACGATTCCAAGTCCTGCCGCAACGTCTTCGAGGTTCAACTGCGCTGTACCCGTTTCGTCCACATAACCACGTACTCCGCTAATCGTCAGTAAATTGTCCAATCGTCATTCCCCCTATATTATTTATTATCTATGTGAAGCGCCAGTATTGGCACGTAGTTGTCTAAGCGTCGTCTAGCGTCGAGTATAGGTCGAGCATGTACGACGAAAACCAGTAGTCGTCCGTAATCGCTAGTAATGCGTCCAACATTGTAATCGCCGGATAATGTGGGAAGTCTTCCCGTAAGTACTGGACGCGTTTGACCGCATACTCACGCATGTCCTTTACGAGTTGCACAAAAATGTCCGGAGAAGACTGCGCTTCAATGTAAATGTCGAAAATAACGGACTGATTGTCCTTGCTCTCCTCGATGTCCGCGGTCGTCGCGTCCTTGTACCATCTCCGGTATTTAATCCGCCAACGCTCCGCCAGTTCGTTCGTCGTGTAGCCTTTGATTTCCGGAACCGGTCGCGGCGCCACATAATCACGGAACAACATCGATCCGCATACGATGCAGCCTCTAGCTGGCGGACGTTGAACCTCGCCGCAGCTTTCGCATTCTTCCACGTACACGCCAGGCTTTAACGCTAGATGAACCGTCATATAATCGCTCCTCTTCGATTGGTTTTGTGTCACGTAAACTTCGCCCAAACGGTAGTATCTAAAGTCTCCCTCCCATTCCGCACGGCTTCACTAAAAATAGTCCCCATTAAACTATCCACCGCTAACCCCGCGCCCGCACATACCGCTATATTTCATTCCTTCCGTATTATTCGGATCGACTTTTGCTTCCGCACACTTTGCCGGAAAGCTACTGCCCGTCCAGCGCAAACACTTCGCACACTTTGCCGTCTACTCCACGCTCATATCGATTTCAACTCGAACGACTCGGCCGTCCCCATCGAATACCGCCCGCACCGGATACACGCCGTCACCATGTCCGGAGCTGAACGCGATCCCACGCTCGTCCATGATCGGACCGAAGCCCCGCCGCGATACTGACGCCTTGCAAGCCGAGTCAAAGTCGTTAGCCGGACCGTTGACTTCTGGCATGTACTCGCCGTGCTGCCAACGTTCGAGGTAACACGGATCGATAATCGCGAGTTGCCCGCTATCGACAGTGACTTCGCCGATTGGCCTCGACACGTAGCCGCGTTCCCGGATGTGCCGAAAATATAGCTGCGCGGCTCTCTCGATCAACTTGGACGCAAAGACGTTCTCGCCACGTTCATAGCGCCGCAGCATGTCCGTCGTCGTGCCAATCTCCTTAGCCAGGGCTGACGTCGTGATTCCGTAGCCGGTCCGCATCGCCGCGATGTAAACCCGCATCTCCTGCGTGCTGACGCTGGATGTTTCGTATTCGCGTTGCTGGATTGCGTTTTGAAGTGCGTTCATGTTACCGTCTCCTTTACAGCCTTTTCGGCTATGATTGAACTTTCGTCTATACCTATAGAACCGTTACTACAGGTCGTTTCGCACAATTTGCCTAGAGTGGTTTTTACAACTACTAGAGTAAGTACATGCTTTTGGCAAGTAGGTACCGGCTTTTTACGATATATGTGTCTATTTTGTGAACTCCGAATTATTACCCTACATTTTCTTAGTCGGATAAAACGGCGATTTCGCACATTTTAGTAAGAAGTTTTTTTCTTCTACTTACATAACTATACTTTCTCGCAAAGTTGGGACATTCGATCGAAATTATTTTCGAAACTTCTGAAACCACTCGTACATACGTTCGTATTACAGGGTATAAAACGGGGAAGAGACGCTACCAACGTCCCCTCCGTCAGCATCAACCGTTACCCAACGGCCCTTTAGGCGATAAGCCCGGCAAGCAATTCGTTCTTAGCCGGCCGACTTGGCAATATTCCCGCGACCCACATCGCAAAGGACAACGTCTCGGCCGGCGGCAAGCTCGCAACCCGGTCTGGCACATCGTCCGGAACGTCGATCTCGGTAATGTCGCCGACATTGTCGTAAAAACCCGGATCGGTCACCGATGGGGCGACGTTGAGAAAGAGTAGTTTACCGGTCCAAGGCGTGACAGCAATTTCAGGCGTTAGTAAGTAGCCGCGCTCGACAGTACGGTAGATTCCGCCCTCGACCATATGGTCTTCGAGGTAATAAACGACTTCTATTTGTTTCATTTCACGCACCTCCGTTTTTATTTAAACCGCAGCAGCTAACGCCGGTTTGCCCGCAACCCACAACGCGAAGTCTAACGCGGCAGCCGGCGGAATTGAAGCAATATCGAATTGATAATTCAGTGCGCAGATGTCCGCGAAAATGCCGCAATCTTCGTACATACCCGGTTCGCTGGCGGATGGCTTGACGTTCATGAAGTACATCGTATTAGTGCATGTTACCACGGCCACATCCGGAGCAATCAATGTCCCTTCCTCGACTGTCCGTTCCCGAACGGCTAAATCCGGTTCCTCGTAATATCCAATGATATGAACACGTTCCATCCCCGTAACTCCTCCTCGTTAGATAGTAAGACGCCCGGACAACGGTTGCAGCCGAAGCCGGACGTCAAGTCAATCGCCGATTCATACGTGCCAAATCCAACGCCAGTTGCCGCTGACGCCGCCGCATGAACCGCAAAAACCCTCGGAGCATTTGCAGCTACTCCTCAACACAACGTACCGGCTCGCCAAAGCCGGCGTAGAAACACATAGGAAAACTACCGCACGCCGGGCCCTGGCATACGAGGCTTTCCGCGACAAGGAAAGGTCTTTCCAGCTTTGGAAAAAGCTTTCCCCGTTTCGGCCGGTTGCCATCCGGCTCTTATTCAAGCGGAAATTATTCGAGATGGTACTTCACCAACTCTAGTTCGAAGTCGCAGCCGGATTGCATCAGCTTTTTCGTCAAGAAATCAAGCGCAGTCATTTCCTTCAGCTTGGCGGCCAGTTCGTGAATGACGATATCGCCGCGGGTCACGTTTTGCGCGAGGATGTATCCGCCGTATCGACCGGCTGTATACAAGTCCGGACACTGGTCGACCGCTTTGCATGACTCGATCCAGAGCGTTCCTTCCACGTCGATGTACATAAGGTTGAACTGGTCAATCAAAGTCGCGTCGTGCTGAACGTACTGCCCGTCAAACGGGCCGGCGATGTAGGTTACGCGTTTCAGCGTCATGCAAGCTGCCCCCTCTCCGCTTCGAGCCGGGCAAGGAATCCGTCACGATACGCAATCAACCGGCGGTAACGGGACGCAGGCGGAGCTTGTACCGTTCGACCCCGAAGGTAATCGAACCGGCGCGCCCCGTACTCGTTAGTCTTGCGTGTGTAGAATGCGATGCGTTCCGCGATCGGCTTTACGACGCCGCCAGTTTCGTAGTTGAAAATGCGGATGTTATAGCGGGTCATCGTGCGTTCCCTCCGATCATGGCACCGAACATAGAGCGCAGGAAATCGCCTACGACAAGCCCAAGAATGCGGGCGATATAGCGGCTTCGCGGCGTGCGAGCGGCGGTACGATTAGGCGTGTTGGACGAGACTAAGACTAACATTGGCGTCTACCTCCTTTCGTCCGGGGATTAAGCCCGTGAGCGCAGACAATTGGGCAGAGGTTACACGGATGGTTCCGAGAACGCGGCGGGCATCGATACCGGTCACGCTCCGGAAGAATGGCGGTTGTACGACAAAGCACGTCCAATTATCGGAATCGAGGATCGTGACGCGGAATACGTTGTTAATGAGTGCATAACGGAGACGGTGCGTGAGCTGACGTGAGGACAGCGTTGGTACGTTTGGCATGGGACAAAACCTCCTAATAGTGTATAAATATTTAGTAATGTTGAATTCAAAGTAAGTGTTTATGGACTTATAGTATAACATCAAGTTTTTCGCGTCAAGCCTTTTATTTATTTCCCAATCAACTTATGTTACTATAAGTCCATAAAGGCGTAGGAGGAGTCCACTTTGAGTCTAATACCTTCATATAGGCCACTAGAGGTTACCCTTGTAAATAAAAATAAACTCAAAAAGCACTTACGCGACGAGGCGAATATCTCGGGCACAACACTGGCTAAGATGTCGAACGGGGAGTTCGTCTCCCTCTCAGTAATTGCTCGTATATGCGAATATCTGGAGTGCAAAATACAAGATGTCGTGGAATTTACAACTGAAGAAGACGAGTCCGTCAAAACGCTAAAAGAGCGGTTAGACAGCTTATCGGAAGAAGAGTTCGAGGCTTTACAACGCATCTACGAGATGGTACACAATAAAAAAGCAAACAAGTAACAAGTAGACCGCCAGCCCGCCGAGGTTGCGCGGTTTTTTCAAGTTCAAAAATCACCGTAAAATAAGGGCCTCGTCCGTCTGCCCTACCGTTCCCCTTCCGAACGACACAAGACGCCGTAGAACGGATTTTACACGGCTTAACGCTAGACTTAAACGCAGAAAAGCCCGCCGACTATGGCGAGCTTATTCGTTGATTATGGTTTACGCTCTTTTTCTTTGAACTAATAAAGTCGATTTGTCTTTTGAGGAAGCAATCCTAAAGAATTTCTTTGCAAGGGTCTTAATTGGCTATGCAGTTTTGTACCTAATGTACCGTTTACCGATGGAAACGTTGGCATAGGTGGAGCAGGACGCCACGCAGAATTCATTAACGAGGACGCCTGCTGGGGTATATTAACTGATGCATATGCAACTACCTCTGTTACGAGAAGACTGTCGTTAGAATCGATAAAGGATTTTAGCATATTAAGTACTTGACTAGCGGTTTTACTGGTCTTCACCGCCCATAAAGATTGATGTATCTTCCTAACTTCCCCAAGCTTTTTAATTGCTCCTATAAGCAACAGGTAATCCGAACGTGTCTCAGGTGCATGTAAATCGTAACTAATATGTAGAACTCTCACGTCGCCACCCCTCCCTATTAGCAGTCACTCAATATGAGTGCTAATTTCATTATACTGGAATTTTTCCATTCACACAACTATATGTAGATTTATTTAATAATTCTAACCATATATATTGATAACGTTGAGTGATAGCATTAATTTATTCCGTGAATCTATACCATCAATTGAAGACTCAGCGGGTCTCCGCTGTTCATGACGTACATTTTTGCCATCGTATGCCTGAACGTATGGGAGATGCGCGATCAACTATACGATCATGCAGCTGAGTCAGTTAAGAAGTTTATTTGGGGATAATCGGAGGTCCGCCTTATGTATTGGTTAAATACGATCGTCCAACGATTACGGCAACGCTTCATTCCTCCTCCTGCTGGCAAATAAGCGATGTGGCGTTTTTTCGCCAAGCTTTCGTTATTTCTTAGTCATTAATTCGCGTTTTTTCCGTTTCACGCATTAAAGTACTAAAGTATTTTTATAAGATGCCGATAAATATATGAATACGGATTAAATGAAAAAATTCATTTCAATGATAAGGAGTTATTTAATGAACAACCTTACGTTTGAGGAAGCCGTTCAGCTTTTCATAAGAGATCGTAAATGTTCCAATCTAAGCTCCCACACACTTGATTTTTATAAACGCGAGCTATTGAAGTTGAGTAGAACCCTAGAAAAACAAGGACTGTCTACAGAGCCTTCAAAAATAACAGCCGGTTTGTTAAAAAAGAATGTAATATACTATCTACTCGAAGAAGAGGAGTTGAAAGCTTCGACGATTAACTGCTTACTGAGGGCAGCCAGGGCTTTATTTAATTTTCTATTTAATGAGAAGCTGATAGTTGATATAGAAAACCCCTTTGACAATGTCGGACTTTTAAAAAACAATAAGGCAATCGTTAACACATTTACTAATGAACAACTTTTCAAGTTGTTACAACAGCCCAACTTAAATACGTTTAGTGGTGTAAGAGACTATACGATGATTTTATTACTTTTAGAGACTGGTGTTCGTGTTAGGGAGCTGTGTGACATTAGTATTGACGACATCGACTGGGACGAAATGTCAGTAAAAATAAACGGGAAAGGTGCAAAGGAACGATTTGTATACTTCCAGGAAAAGATGAGGAACCAACTTGCTACTTACATTCAATCACGGGGAGAGATTCACCATAGAATACTCTTTATAAAACGTGGAAATCTACAACCAATCGATCGTCGTACTGTGCACGAACAGATACATATGTACGGTAAAAAGGCGGGAATTACTAACGTTCGCTGCTCGCCTCATACAATGCGACACACATTCGCACGGTTGAGTGTCCAGAATAAGGCGAATCTCTTTGCTCTTCAATCAATCCTTGGGCATAGTACGATGAACCAAGTTCTAACATATGTTAACTTGTTTAGCAGTGAGGTCCGAGACTCTCATAAGTCTTTTTCTCCGATCGAAAACTTACAATACGAATAG